TGTAGTCAGGTCGTTCGTGTTAGTCGGCGTATACGTGGCCGTAATTACATTGGACCCCATCGTAATGCCGCCCGTCATTGTGCCGCCAGCCAACTTTAAGAACGTAGCGTCTGTATAGGTTTTGGTGGTTAGGTCTACTCCATTGGTTGGCGTGTAGGTAGTAGTAATCTTTTGGGCGCCCATGTCCAATGTTCCGGTCATGGTGCTGCCAGTTTTCAATACTACTTTATCGTAAAAAGTAGCATCGTCATTTAAGGCTGCCGCCAATTCGTTAAGCGTATCTAGTGCGCCCGGCGCCGAATCAATAAGATTTGAAATGCTAGTGTCTACATAGGCTTTTGTGGCCGCATCTGTACTGCTGGTTGGCGCACTTAGTCCAGTAATGGTGGACGCCGTATTGGCATCCATGTCCAACGTGCCAGTAATCGTCAGATTATTGAATGTGGACGTACCTGTGGTAGCGGTAATGTTCCCAGTAATATTACTGTTGGGCGCATTCAGCGTGCCATTGACGGTTACGTTGTAGAATGTGGAAGTAGGTGTACCAGAAGTGTATGTGACATTTCCGGTAAGGTTTCCGGTAAACCCAGTGTTAGCTGTAATGGTCGTACCTACAACCGTGCTAGGCGTTGTTGCGCCAATGGCCGTACCATCAATTGCGCCACCATTTACATCTACTGTCGCAAAAGTCGCTGTACCAGAAGTCTGGCTAATATTGCCAGTAGTCACTGTCCCAGTAAATGTAGATGCACCAGATACACTTAAAGCGTCAAGATACCCTGTACCATCAATATAAAGGTCTTTGTATTTAAGGCTGGATGTACCAAGATCAACTGTATTAGTGGCTAAAGGCTTAATGGAGTTGGAGTATTCAAATACAGTTTTTTGCCAGATGGCCGCCCCTGCTGTAGCATCCGTACAGACAAAGCATTCATCTGTGCTGGTATTGATCCACACAGATCCTACTGCATAACCCGAATCAGTATCATTTGTAATAGTAGGATTGGCAGTTGCTGTAAGATTATTTAGGCCGCCTGACCCACCATTGGCCGCAGGCAAGTACCCACTGACAGAAGTAGCCAGATTGATTAGGGGCGCATTGCCCGTAGTGCCATCATGCGAATGCCCAGTGCTGGCAGCAAAAGCGGCTTGTAACTGGTTAAATTCAGAATTAAGCGGCGGCGCAGTAATATTTGCGCCGTTGATGATATCTGCTACAGATTGTCTAGTGTATCCTGCCATTGTTTGCCTTGTTCCTTATCTACGTCCTGCCACAGAAAACTCAAAAACCATTCCTTGAATAGAATACGGATCAAACACACCAAGCGTCACGTACGTAAGCTGGACAGCGTATCCACTACCTTGAATGGGCGTAACAATAATCGGTTTGTCTGTGCCGCCATAGTTTACGTTGGTGCCTGCATAAATAATCCCTAGCGTGTTGTACTTTACTGGGGCGCCTGCTGAATCTTGGGTGTAGGTAGATGGTCTAGTAACTCTAGGATCGTCCCAATCGTATGTAAGGGACATATTCATGGTTATTGGCCCTTCGGCGCGTATAAACGTATTTACTTTTCTAAATACCTTGCGCGTTTCTGTGTCGCCAAAGTCAAAGTACGGCGTAGTGTAAATTGCAACTATATCGGCGCCATTAAAACTTTTGCCGGATTCCTGCTTGTACACCTTGCCGTCATAGTCACCATGCAGTACAAGTTCTACCCCGCTGACATACGCCGAATCGCAGCAAGATGCGCGTATACCAAGTAGTTCGCCGAATTCCCAGCCTAGCCGCTGATCTGCGGAACGCAACCCACCTATGATGCCTACACTGGCGTCTACTGTGCGCGAATCATCGCCAATAAAATACCGTACTTGGGACTTGGAACGCAGCACTACGGCATTTAAATTGTCTAGGTCATACGTAATAGGTAAATCCGTCAGCAACTGCTGAATATTCTTGGAAATGGATTCTATTTCTACGTCACCAATGCGGCTTGTACCAGCCACAGGGCGGAATCCATCCGGCGACAAAAAGACTAGGTCGCCCCCAATTTCTACTACACTATCCCTAGCAATACAGCCTACGTTGGCCGTTACGTTATCCAGTACAAAGCCTGACGTAGCATCCGGCGATGCTTTCTTGATGGCGTTTTCGCCAAAGACAAAAAGGTTGTCGCGGAAAGGCTTAAATTGGACAACGTCAAATCCTGCCGATAACTGCCCTGCGCCATCATTTACGTTAAAGTTTATGGCATTGTTTGGCGCAGAATGAGCCACCACTGATTCAGCGGTTCTGTCGCCGCCCAAAAACAAATGGTTTTCAAAATTATCTACCAAGGATGGTTTGTTTAGCACCGCAGCACCACCGGGCGTATGCGGCGTGCCATTCCCTGTGGACTTGAGTAAGTCCCAGTGGACACCATCCGTAATAATCGCATGATTAACGCCATCTACAAAAACAATTAGGTTTGTAGATGCGCCTGCCACTCCAGTTAAAGAAGACCCAAAGTTAAATTTAGTAAATCGGATCTTGTTGACCGTACCTACACCGTCTGTAGTGGCACGCACAATATCGGAAGCATGCCCTAATGCGGCAGCAGTCAAATCGTATTTTACCCATGCGGCATTAGGCACATGCCTATAAAAGCTGTATGTGGCTGCGCCAATGTCTTTTCGGGCCGCAATGACTATGGTGCCTTGCGTATCGCTTTTAAAGATGGCCGTACATAGTACTGGCCCTTCTGCTAAACCTGCGCCTACTTCTGGATAACTACTATTGTATTCTGTAAAACCTTCAATGCGGCGGTATCCGCCATACAGACTAACCTCATAATTGACAAGGCGCGTAGCTGCGCCCGGCTGATTGTCTGATAACTCCAAATGGTTTTCATTTGAGTTTAGGCCGCCAGAGCAAACTACTTTGTAGGATTGAATTCTGTCAGGCATAACGCGCTATATTATCCTACTAAAAAAACGCTACAGAACTAGTGCGCTTGGGCGCTAATACCCTAGTGTCCGTAATATGGTCATACTGATTGATAAGCAAGCCTTGCATATTCTTTATGCCTTGCTGAAACACATTCAAAGTAATACTGGCCGCCTCATTGTTATCCCTAAACATATACATATGGTACAAGGCGCCATCTATGATAACTGAATCGTATTGCGTAGGAATGCGCGTAGTATCGTAATGATTTACTAGGAAGTCCGAACTTAAATAAAATCTATAGTTTACAGTGTACGCTTTGTCTGGCGAAGGCGACACGCCAAATCCTGAGCCGTGTGCCGGAAATACAAACAGGGGTACGCCGCCGCCTGTGGCGCCTGACTCAAAATCTACATCCCTGTACCGCGCATAGTATTCATCGCGTTCAATGTAGCGCAAGGTACTATACCCTATGCCTAGGGCGTCATCTTTTTGTAGCTGAAATGAATTCCAATCGACTACTTTAAAGTTGGCAATCCAACTATATTCCTTTACGGCAACACTCAATACTTGATTGGTGTTTGCGGCATTAAAGGGCCATTCGTATTCGTTTTGATTGATGTAGCGGATGGCCGCCAAGATAGCATCTTTAGCCAACGCCTGTACGCCTTGTACGTCCGCAAAATCTACATCTACAACTTCTACTTCGTTTAAGCGCCGCAGCAATTGATTTGTAAGATTTAAGTACGTAGACCCAGCCATACAAAGCCTTGGAGTGAAGTGACCCCCCCATCTTTAGAGGGGCGTAAAGACAGGGGGCTAGCCAAGCTACTTCTACCAGAAAAAAGTAGCCTGACCAAGAAAGAAGAAAGGAAACTTACGCCAAGTTGTAGTTGGCAGTTACAATTGCTTCTGGCCGCAGGATCTTGCGCCCATACAATTGCATACCGCGTACAATGTCAGCGAAGCTGTCTGGATCACGGTAGGACTCAGTCTTGGACAACTGCTGGGCAGTTGATACAGCAGACTGATGACCTGCTACCAAGATTCCGAAGTGTGTACGTGAACCTGTGCTAGCAGTTGTTCCGGGGCCAGTACCGAAGAATGCTAGGTTGTTGGATTTGTATACTCTAAATCCTCTAATCAAGCCTTCGCCTACGCGCCCATTGCGGATTTCTGAACCGCCACCAAAGTCACGATCAACGAACTTAGAATTTTCGTCCATCAAGACTTCGTAGAACACTGGGTCAGCCACAAACCAACGATCTGCAGAATCTACGTTAGCTGTGTCCATCAAGCGTCCCATACGGTTTAGGATTTCTAGCGGCGAAGTAACACCATTAGATCCACCGCCTGCAGCTACTGGAATAGAAGTTAGCGCACTGGTCTGCGCACCTGTGACGGCAGGTACAAAAGTTCCAGTAGTACCCGCGACTGCTGTCCCACCAAAGTTAGTAATAGACAGCTTGTTGGCGGCCAACAATTCGTCTACGCCTGCCGCAGCGTCTGCTTTAGTACCATTGGTAGCGGTGCGTACAATCCAGCGGCTGTTGGCTGCGTCATACACATAACCAGCCAAATACCCTAGGACTTCGGAGTCAAAGGTGTCGCGCAATCGGTATG